AGATCAGTTTTGCCTTCAATGCAGGGCTAGGTAACCTTCAGCGCAGCCAGATTCGGATGCGTGCCAACCGGGATGACTGGAACGGGGCGGCAGACGCCTTCCGCCAGTGGACGATGGGCGGCGGCAAAGTCCTGCCGGGTCTGGTCAAGCGACGGGAAGCCGAGATTGCCCTTTTCCTGTCCTAAGGAGCACCCATGAGTTCTGCCGTCAAATCTGATCCTGCCAAGTGGAAGCGGATCGTCGCTTCGGTCAAAGCCTCCGACAAGGGCGGAAAACCGGGTCAATGGAGCGCCCGCAAGGCTCAACTGGCCACTCAGAGATACAAAGGCTCTGGAGGGGGTTACAAGGGGCCGAAAAGTGCCGATAATTCGCTCTCAAAGTGGACTAAAGAGGACTGGGGAACCAAGTCCGGGAAGCCCTCCACTCAAGGCCCTGAGGCGACTGGCGAAAGGTATCTGCCCAAGACTGCTCGGGAGAAACTATCCTCGGCGGAGTATGCGGCGACAACCCGAGCCAAGCGCGAAGGAACTAGGCAAGGCAAGCAGTTCGTTCCGCAACCCGAGTCAATCAAGAAGAAGGTGTGGTGATGGCAGTCACGATGACATATACCTCTCTGGTTGCGGACATCCAGTCCTACCTAGAGCGTACCGATCAGGCCACGATCGACAAGATTCCCACCTTCATCATGCTTGCCGAGCAGGTTATTGCCTCCCAGATCAAGTTTCTGGGCAACCTGACGGTTCAGCAAAGCACGATGGTGCAGGGCGCCAATATCATCAACAAACCCGCCCGGTGGCACAAGACGGTCTCGATGAATATCACCGTTGCGGGCAAGCGTTACCCGGTTCTTCTGCGTCGGTATGAATACCTGCGGGAGTATTGGCCTGACCCGGCGCAGGAACTGATCCCGAAGTTCTACTGCGACTACGACTACACCCATTGGCTTGTCGCTCCGACTCCGGATGCGGCATATAACTTCGAGGTGCTGTACTACGAGCGGATTCAGCCCTTGGATGCGACGAACCAGACCAACTGGTTCACGATCTACGCTCCCCAGGCCCTCTTGTATGGGTCTCTCTTGCAAGCCATGCCGTTCCTGAAGAATGACGAGCGGATGCCGATGTGGCAGCAGCAGTACGACGCAATCATGCAAACGCTCATCAGCGAAGACAAGTTGCGCGTTGCCGATCGTCAGGCTGTGGCCATCGACAGTTAAGGATTGACCATGAGTTACAACTCACCCTTCACCGGCAACGTCATTCAACCGACGGATGTTGCCTTCCGGGCGATCACGCTGTCGGCCAACACTCAACTGCAGTGGCCGATCAACGGCAACGCAACAGACGATGTCGCTGCGCGGATCATGAACGTCACGGCCACCACGGGTGGCTTGGCTCTGTGGATGCCGCCTGCGAACCAGACTTCGGTCGGCAACGATGCGCTGATCCGTAACGTCGGGTCGAACTCATTCACGGTCAGAACCTTCGGCGGCGTCAACACGATCATCACGATCGCCGCAGGTGAAGCAAAGTATATCTACGTCACCTCCAACGCCACGGAAGCCGGAACCTGGGGCAACATTGCCTTCGGAACTGGTACATCTGCGGCGGATGCGGCTTCCTTGGCAGGTAATGGCCTCCTGGCCATTGGCTCTACCCTGAACCAGAGCCATCCGACGCTCTCCCTTATCGCCGCATATACCTTCGCAAGTGCTGACAGGGCACAGACCTATGTCTGGACGGGCGGGGCTACCACGGCCACGCTGCCCAACGCTGTAAGCCTTGGTGACAACTGGTTCACGCTGTTCAAGAACAATGGTTCTGGAACGGTCACGATCGGAACCACCAGTTCGGAACTGTTCGATGGCGGCGTTACAAAAGCCTTTGCTCCCGGCGAGTCGGCCTTCATCGTCTGTACCGGAACGGCCTTCATCACGGTTGGATATGGCCAGAGTTCTGACTTCCAGTTCAACGTCCTGACCAAGCCAGTTACTGGTGGCCCGTACGTCCTGACGGCCAACGAGGCGTCGAACACCATCCAGATCTACACGGGCACATTGGCCTCAAACGTCACGGTGACGTATCCGCCTGTGGCCAACCTGTATGTGATCTCCAACCAGACGGTTGCGGGCGGCTTCACGCTTACAGTGACCACTGGTCAAGTTGGAGCGGCAAGCACCACGATCCCCTCTGGTGGCCAGGCAACCGTCATCTGCGATGGGATTAACTTCTACAACGCAAACACCGTTCAGGCAGGTGCAACATCTCTGTCTTTGTCCGATGGAACATCAGGGTCTCCAAGCCTGAACTTTGCATCTGAGACCAACACGGGTGTGTATCGGCCTGGCGCAGGACGATTCGGGGTTTCGGTTCTCGGGAACCTTGTACTTGATACGACAGCCTCTGGGATCAATGTGACCGGCACCGGCAACTTCACCGCCGGCGTCTCTGGCGGGGCGTTCTGATGACCAAGAAGGTTTTCGCCCTCGACACCAGGCCCGGCGTACAGCGGGACGGAACTCTTTTCGACAAAGAGTTCTATGCTGACGGCAGGTGGGTACGGTTTCAGCGCAAGCGCCCCCGTAAGATCGGCGGATACCGAGAAATTGCTCCCGACATCTCAGGCCCCTCTCGCGGGGTCTTTGTCGTTCCGCGAGACAACTTCAGCAACGTCTACAACGGCTACGCGGATGGCATTCAGGTCATCCCGGTCAACAACAACGGTATCGGCTCCGGTATCACGGACTTCCGCATCGGTGGGCCTATCGTCACCCTGACGGTTCTGGATGCGGGATCTGGTTATACCAACGGCACCTACACGAATCAGCCCCTCATCTATCCGGTCTCCGGCAGTGGAATGAGCGCCTATGCCACGATCGTTGTGGCAGGCGGTGTCATCACTTCTGTGACCTTGACGAGCGGCGGGATGCGGTTTGCAGTGGGCGATCAAATTACCGCAGCACTGCCTGCAGGTAGTGGATTCCTTTTGCAGGTTGATGCCATCACAAGCCCCTTTGTGGCCAGTGACGACAACCTGTGGCAGTTTGATACCTTCGTGGACTCTGCCAACTCGCAGGCCAACCTGCTCTTGGCGCATCCGTCCCAAGACCTGAACAACATCGACTCACCGATCGACACCTACCTGCTGATCGGGCCGGTGGATGGAACGATCCTGTACGCTGCGGGCGTTTTCCCTCAGCAAGCCGCAACGATCACTTCAGGCTCCCCGACGGTTACCCTGTCGGCCTCGAACCTGAACATCGCTGCGGGTCAACTTGTCACGGGCCCTGGCATCCCTGCAGGGACGAGGGTTCAGTCCATCAGCACCACGACGCTGACGCTGACGCAAAACGCCTCAGCAAACGGCACGAACGTCGACCTGATCTTCGACAACGAGGTCAAGGTCTCTGGTGGGGTGGTAACTCTTCACCCCTACGTCTTCGTGTACGGAAATGATGGCCTGCTTCGCAACTGCGCAGCCGGGAACATTGATGACTGGGTCTCTGCTGAGGCCAACGAGGTCAACGTGGCCACGGGCAAGATCGTCCAAGGCTTGCCGGTTCGAGGTGGCTCCAACGCGCCTTCTGGGCTGTTCTGGTCTCTGGACTCCCTGATTCGGGTCTCCTACGCCCCGACAAACGTCGTTGTGGGCGGTAATACGATCACCCAATACTGGCGCTACGACATCATCACGAGCCAGTCCTCGCTGCTGTCTTCGCAGTCCATCATCGAGTACGACGGCATCTACTTCTGGTGCGGCGTGGATCGCTTCCTTCTCTACAACGGTGTGGTGAAGGAGATCCCCAACGACATGAACCAGAACTACTTCTTCGACAACCTGAACTACGCCCAACGCCAGAAGGTGTGGGTGAGTAAGGTGCCTCGTTTCGGAGAGGTCTGGTGGTTCTACCCCCGCGGGAACAACAGCGAGGCGGTGGATGCGGTCATCTTCAACGTCCGCGAGAACGCCTGGTACGACACCGGAGAGGCCCTGGGCGCTCGAAGGTCTGCCGGGTACTTCTCTCAGGTGTTCAGGTTTCCGGTTTGGGCAGGATGGGATGCCAATCAGACGGGCGCCATCAACGCGGTTTCAATCACCGATCCGGGCTCTGGCTACACCGACGGAACCTATTCCTACCAGGATCTCACTGGGGGTACCGGAACGGGCGCCAAGGCGACTTTTGAGGTCAATGGCGGGTCTATCACCAAGGTGACGATCGAAGATCCCGGCTCCGGCTACACGGTTGGAAACACCCTGACGGCCACTTTTGGAAGCGGCATCGACCTTGAGATCACGGTTACCAAGATCGTGGGTCTGTATTCCCTGTGGCAGCACGAAGTTGGCAAAGATGCCGTGAAGGGAACGACCATCAGCGCGATTGAGAGTTACTTTACCACTTCCGATCTGGGCGTGATCGCCGGAGGCCCTTCTCAGCCCTCTCCGGTGGGCGAGAACAGGTGGACTCGTGTTGAGCGTGTTGAGCCGGACTTCCTGCTTACCCAGACCATGGATCTGTACATCGTGGGCAGGCCCTATCCGCAGCAGCCTGACAAGATAACTGGCCCCTACACGTTCGATGGCTCGACGAGCAAGATCGACATGAAGGAGCAAAGGCGCGTCTTGCAACTAAAGTTCGTCTCCAACGTCGCCGGAGGGGACTACCAGATGGGCAAGGTCATCATTGATGCCGACTTCGGCGACGTCCGCGGGTACACGGTGTAATGTCTGTCGGCCTCATCTACGACCCCCGGTATCACACGTTTGAGTCGTGGGCGGCCCTCATGGTGGAACTCTACGCAGCGCAGAGCCTGCAGATCCCCGATCCTTCTATCGACTGGAAGTCCTGGGGGACGGGGCTACTTGCGGTGGACATCTTCACCCGAGAGGGTGTTCCGAGTCCGTACAACTTTGATGACTGGCAAGATTGGGCGCAGGCGTTAGTTGGCGTCATCAACCCGAGAAACTGACATGGCTTTGCCTACAAGTCAATTTGAATCCGAGCCTTCTGCGGCACCTACTTACAGCCAAGAGGATGTAACTTCTACGGTTGGAAGGTATCTCAGCCAAGGATTCACTCCTGATCAGTTGCGGAGTCTTGCCTACTCTTTGGGCATCACGCCAGGTCAGTTTGACATCGCAACGAGCGGATGGTCTGCTCCTGCGCCGGCTTACGAATCACCGCTGCCGACATATCAGGCGTACGAAGAGCCTGCCTACGAGCCTCCTGCCCCGACTTACGAGTCTCCTCTTCCCGCACCTTCACCTCAGCCGGTCTATGAAGACCTGCCGTATGTAGAACCTGTTTATCAACAGCCTGTCTACGAACCTCCCGCGCCGGCTTATGAGCCTCCAACTTACGAGTCTCCGCTGCCTGTCTATGAGCCGCCTGCTCCGGCATACGTTGCTCCCGAGCCGGTGTATGAGCCTCCTGTCTACGAGCAGCCTGTTCCGGTGCCTCCTGCGCCAGTTTATGAACCTCCCGTTCCGGCGTATGTCGCTCCTGAGCCTGTAACCGCTCCAACCTACAGCCAACAGGATGTCACGGCTGCTGTTGGTAACTACCTGCAGCAGGGCTACACGCCTGAACAGTTGGCGGACGTAGCCCTGTCTCAAGGGATCACACAGGAGCAGTTTGATACGGCTGTCTCAAACTACACCGCTCCCACGACCAGTGCTTTGGATCAGGTTGTTGCACCTGCTCCTGCGGCGGGCGCTTTGCCGAAGTCAGCCGAGGGTCCTCAAGACACTTGGGGGAAGGAGTATGAGGCTCAGCCTGTTGGAGATGGCACCTACACGGCAAGCCAAATCCCGAATGTCCAATTGCCTTCTGGGTTCAACTGGCAAGACTATGTCAGCAAGAATCCAGACCTGCAGCAGCAAGGTATTGACACTCAGGGTGAAGCCGAGCGCCACTACAGGCTCTATGGACACAAGGAGTCCCGAGCAGGCGCTCCAGTTGTGTCTTTGCAAGATGCAATAAACTTTGCGAAGACCAACATAACCGGGCAGAACGCATTTGTAGACGCAGGCGAAGCAGGTCTTCAGGCAGTACCCAAGCAACTGGGGCAATTTACTATTGCACCCACAGGCGGGTATGGCGGCGTTCAAGGGTATGACATTGCCGGGATAACCGGCAAGACGGGGTCTGCGCTTCCTTTTGCTCCGGCAGGCACTCCATACGAACAGGTTGTCAGGACGGACGCAAGCGGGAACGTCATCGGTTATCAGATGAATCTGAAGACCGGCGGAGACAGCGGGTACATCATTGAACTGGACCCCCAGGGCAAGATCAGCCGTGTTGACAATTATGATGAGTCGGAGAGTTGGCGCAAACCCGCCGCCATGTTTGCGACTGTAATCGGCGCATCTGTTGGCATTCCTCAACTAGGAGCATGGTTGTCTGGCGGTGCTTTGGCGGCAGGCAGCGCAGGCGCGGCGGCTCTTGGCGGCGCAGCACTTGGCGCAGCCAATGCTGTTATTGCAGGCGCGGAAGGTTCTGACATATTCAAGCAAGCGGCGATTGGTGCCGCCTCAGCGGGAGCGGGTCAGTTTGCCGGTCAGTATGCCGCTGAAGCGGTTAAAAACCTTGGCCTTGCGGGAACAGCAACGGGTTCATTCGTCACGGGCGCAGCAACTGGAGCAGCGTCTGCATTGCCAGGGGCAATTCAGACTGGAGATTTCTCCAACTTATTTAAGCAAGCCGCTCTTGGAGGTGCACAATCCGCAGCAGGAACTGCGCTGTCCTCTGCTCTGTCTGATTCCGGCTTTACTCCGAAACAAATCCAGGGCGCACTTACGGTTGCCGTTCAAGCAGCGTCTGGCAATGTTGATCCTAGGTCGCTCATTACCGCCTTGGGAGACTTGAGCGGCCACCCTGATGCTGATATTGCTGCTCGTGCCGCCCGCACCGGCATTGCATTAAGCAAAGTAAACCCTAACAATCCTGCCTCTCTAAGCGCGATTCTTGGCGAACTGACGGGGCTTGCAAGGGCGGTCGATGGGCGGGTATCTGCTCCAAGCGGATTGAATGATGCCGCAACTGCTGCCTTCATCAATGCCAAGCGTACAGGGGCAACTGATGACGAGGCTGCTGCGGCCGCACAGGCTGTCTCTGGGGGAACTGTTGCCGGTATCAGTCGTTTGCCTGGAACTGCACCAACAACATCGACGCAAGTTACCGGCGGAGATTTGCAGGCCGCGGGGTTGAGTAACGCCGACGATCTGCTGTCAGTTCTTGAAGGCACAAGCGGAACTATTCCGGCCGCCACAACCGGCGCAGCCGCTACAACCGGAGCAACTGGGGCAGCCAAGGTCGTTCCGGGTTGGGGTCGTGAGGGCAACCTGATTCAAGGCTTCAACAACGCCACCGTTGGAACGTTCAATCAGGCTCGTGCTGCCGAGATTCTTCGGGAAGTTTTTGGTGATGCGGTTGACTGGGTTGACCAGAGCGCCATCAATGCTGCGGCTTCTTATGTCTACGCCAATCGGGAAGATCTGCTGAGGCAGGATCTTGCTCAGGGCAATGTGCTTGGCATCGGGACTCGCGGGCCTACCGCTCAGGACATCACGAGCGTCCGCAAGGACTACGCCGTTGAGGGCGCACGGGTTGCCGGTCCTGCTGAGGTTGAGGGCGCCGATATTGGTTACGACGCCAACGGTGTTCCGATTGCTGTAGTGAAGACCGCAGGGGCTACTACCGGCAAGAGGATGACGAAGGAAGAGCGAGACCGCTACGACTTCGAACAGGGCCTTGCCGTCGCCAGAAATCAAATCGACCCTGAAACTGGGCAGTCTCTGGCCATCAATCCGGTCACCGGAAAAGAGATGACCTTCGAGGACTTCCAGGCAAGCGATACCTTGCGGGAGACGATCCGAGGTCTTTCTGCGCCCGTTATGAAGGGCGCCGGCGAGATGATTCGGTTGGCCGGAACGGCAACTGGAAGCGAGGCACTGACTCAAGCGGGTGCAAATCTTGAGGCCCAGGGCCGCTCCATCACGCCAGAGATCGTGCGTCAGGGTACAAACGACCTTCTCAACGATCTTAAAACTGCCGACGGATGGGTTGCCAAAGGCGGCGCCTTGGTAAATGCAGTGGTTACCCGTCCCTTGGAGACTCTTGCCGCTGTTGCCGACATTGCCGGTACAAACCTCATCCAAGAAGTTGTTCCTTTCGGCGCTTCATTTGCCGCCGGTAAGGCCGTCTCTGGGGCCATGAAGGCCCGGTTTGGTGAGTTGGTTTCGCAGCGTGCCGGCGCCATTGCCGGTGTTACCGCAAACGCCTCATCGGATGCTCTTGAGGCAGGTCTTGCGACGGGTCAGCAGGTTTATGACGACCTCCGCGCTCAAGGCTTCAGCCATGAGAGGGCGTCTCAGATGGCTTTCAATGCCGGCGCTGCGGCGGCCGTTATTGAAGCGGTGGCCTCGAAGGTGGGCGAAGGCCCGCTGATGAACTCGCTGTTCAAGAATGTCCCCGGCAGCGTCATGCGGACGACCTTCCGTGAAGGTGTCGCAGAGTTGCCCGCAGGCTACCTTCAGACGGCTATTGGTGACATCGCCACCAACCGTCTTGGCACCTACGATCCCAATGCTGCTCAGATAGGCGCCATTACGGAAGTCTTGGCAGGCGGCCCTGTGGCAGGCACGATTCAGGCCGGCGGCAACTTGATTCTGACTCCCGCAACCACAGCCGGCACAACGACTGCCGGAACCACTGCCGGAGCCACCACCGCAGGAACAACTGCCACCGGCACAACGGCTCCCGTAACGACAATCCCTGTAACGACGGCTCCTGTAACGACGGCTCCTGTAACGACGACAACTCAGGCAGCAGATACGACCTCGCCTCCCGTTCCGGCATATGTTGCTCCTGAGCCCGTAACCACTCCAACCTACAGTCAACAGGATGTCACGGCGGTTGTCGGGAACTACCTTCAAAAGGGCTACACACCTGAACAGTTGGCGAATGTAGCCCTCTCTCAAGGGATTACACAGGAACAGTTTGATACGGCTGTCTCAAACTACGTCCCTCCCGCAACCTCCATCATCAACGACTATGTGGCCACAGTCTTGGGCGGTGGAGATGCTTCGCAAACTGCAAGCACTTCTGTTGGCGACATCATCACAAATGCCGCCACAACCGGAGCAGATGTCTCTGAGGCGACCACTACTGCGGTGAGCAACATCATCACCGCTGCAGCCTCTACCGGGGCGGATGTGGCGTCTGTGACCTCTTCCTCGGTGTCTGGCGCAGTCTCTGCTGCCGTGACTTCTGGAGCGGATGTAGCAGCGGTTACTCAAGGCGCGGTGTCGTCTGCCGTTACCTCTGCTGTGACTTCCGGGCTTGATACGACTTCTGCGGTGACCTCTGCGGTTGGTGGTGCTGTGACAAGCGCGGTGAACTCCGGTGCTGATGTGGCCTCCACCGTCACCAGTGCGGTCAACTCTGCTGTGACATCTGCTGCGACATCTGGCGCAGATGTGACGACTGCGGTGAACAGTGCGGTTGGGTCTGCCGTCACCTCGGCGGTTACTTCTGGCGCTGATGTGACGAGCACGGTAACTTCGGCGGTTGGATCTGCCGTGACCTCCGCAGTCACAAACGGTTCTGACGCAACAGCCGCCGTTACCAGTGCAGTGAACTCTTCCGTGTCGTCTGCAGTAACTTCTGCGGCTTCTACGGGAGCCGATGTCACTTCGACCATAACCGCATCGGTTGACGCCTCTGTAGGCTCTGCCGTGACTTCTGCAGTCGCCTCTGGCGCAGATGCCACAACTGCTGTGACTGATGCGGTGGCGTCTTCTGTGACCTCTGCGGTGACTTCTGCTGCGTCCTCGGGTTCGGATGTCACGGCTGCCGTTGCGGCTTCTGTTGATGCGTCGGTCACTTCTGCGATCACTGCCGCTGCAGATTCAGGCGCAGATGTGGTGCAGTCGGTCGCCCCGGCAGTTTCTGCCTCTGTGACTTCTGCGGTTACTGCTGCGGTTGAGTCTGGTGCTGATACTTCTGCCGCGGTGACCTCTTCTGTTGCAAGCGCGGTGAACTCGGCCGTCACTTCTGCCGTTGACTCTGGCGCAGATGTAACCGCTGCGGTGACGAGCGCGGTCAGCACGGCAGTTGATTCTGCTGTTACATCTGCCGTGAATACCGGCACGGATGTCAGCACCGCAGTCAGCACCGCAGTCAGTTCTGCCGTTGACAGTGCTGTGACTTCAGCGGTTAACGCCGGCTCTGATGTAAACACGGCCATCAACACATCGGTTAGTACGGCTGTCGATAGCGCGGTAAATGTTGCGACAAACACGGGCACGGATGTCAACGTGGCCGTCAGTTCTGCCGTGACGAGTTCTGTGGAGTCTGCGGTCAACGCTGCGACCAATGCGGGAACTGATGTCTCCACGGCCATCACAAACTCGGTAGCCGCTGCTGTCTCTACGGCCGTTGAATCTGGCGTGTCTACCGAGACAGCAGTAAATGCTGCGGTTGATGCTGTTGTGAATGTGGGTGTCAATACTTCTACCGCCATTGATCTTGTCAATGAGGTGGTGAAGACGCTTCCTCCAAAGGGCGAAGAAAAGCCGGTGGTCACGACGCCCGAGCCAGAGGTTACGCCGCCCGAGCCAAAGGTTACGCCTCCGACAACCACCCCGACGACTACTAAGCCCGCCACGCCGAAGGTATCTACGCCTTCTGGTGCTTCTATGGCGGCCGCGCTGCCTGCTTTCTTTGGCGGTGGCCAAGAAATGAGCCGCCTTGCTCCTCAAATGCTTGAGGCCAAGGTCACCCAAGGCTATGTTGATCCTCTTGCCCGCCTGCGCCAGGCACAAGAACAGTTTGAAAGAGAAGCCATGATCCAGAACCTCGATCCCCGACTGATGCAGATCCTGTCCGAGCGGATGGGCGCTCCACAAGGAGGGCTAGGACAAGCGGCCAACGAGCAGCCGTACTACTCCTACGGCCAAGAGGATTCGATTGACGACATCCTGGGC